ACCTTTAATTTTAGAGGTAGATAATGCTATTCCATCATAATCTCCACTTTCTTTAGCTGCACGCATTAAATATTGCATTATAAACCTGCCGTGATCTTTTGAATCCGCTAATGGCCCTTCTGGAATATCAGATTGACTTTTATATCTTTTACCACCTGGTTTTAATTTGTCAGCTTCTTTAATTAGTTTATCTTGTTGTTTTCTTAATTTAGACACGTTTAAACCTCCTGCATCATCCACTTTTCCTTGTATATTTTGCAATTGATCCTGTATTTTCCTTAATTTTGCTGTATCTGGGTCGTATAAATCGCCTCTTGGGGCGTATCCTTTGCTATAAGTACCTTTAGTACGTGCTCCTGCATGCATATCTGACTGAATTTCCTCTACAAACAGTATTTTTCGACCATATTCGTCTGTTCTGTCAGAAAAACGCACCCAAACAAACATATTAGAAGGTTTTTGACCTCCAAAATCATGTCCTTCGTTGTAAATTGGGTCATTTTGACGATAACGGCCAGGTTTGTAAGAAAAAAGCATTTCTTGGTAGTTAGAACCACCACTCATTGTCTGATCTCCAGCATGTTTTGGTTTTCCAGAGGCTTTAAATTTAATACCACCTTGATTAAGTATATCATCAAAAATTAAAGCTGTTTTTTTAGCCATAAATGGTAATTTTACTTTAGGATCAAATCCTTTTCCAATAATTTGATCTATTCCAAACTCTTTTTTAAATCCTTTGTTTAAAGTTTCTATAACTCTATTAATATCATTGGCAGTTGCACCTTGTGAGTCTCGTATACTGTTTAAAGGTTTTTTAACACTATTTAATATTCTTCTTGTTTTAGAATCCATGTATACTGGTGGTGCTTTTATAACTTGATTTACAAATTTAACTGCATCTTTTATTGAAGATGAAGTATCACGTAATCCTAACATTTTAACTTCTATTTGAGGTGAAATATCATCAAAGTCATCTAATAATTGAGCTTTAGTAATTCTTGCATTTGGTTGTGATGATAAATGAAAACCAAGTGATGTATCTTTAAGTTCAACATCACCGACTCCTTTATTTTTTAAATAAGCAAGCCATTGATTACCTGTCATAACAGATTGTTGTGTATTAGCAATTTCTTCACGTGATTTCCAAAACATAGCTGGCATACGTACATCATCTTCTTTAGCTAATGATACACTAGGTGCTGGTCTACTTACACCTTCAGCAGTTTTAGGTGGACGTGCACCAAATATTTGAAACGTAGAAGAATCAGATAATCTTAAATCACCCATTTCTGTTACAGCTTTTCTTGCTTCATCAAGTGTTTCAAAATCTCTATCTAGAACTCTTACTCCACTTTGATCAGCTATAGTATAAGGTCCTTTAGGAGTATTTACATACAAGTCATCTCTAACATCAGTTAAATCATAATCTATAATTTCATCAGAAGCTTTTGTTTTAGGTTTAGTTAGTTGTTGTAAACCACTTGCTATTTTTCCTACAGGTTTAGTTGGATTTAATTTTTTAGTTAATGATCCAACTGTTTTTAATTTATTAACTGCGCCACCTAGATTAAATCCGTGCAATGATCCTCCTCTAAATTGTTCTTCCCAGTTATCCATTTCTCGCATCTCTCTATTTTTTTTCATTGTTTGTTGATTCTTTTTAAATGTTTCCGCAATTTGTTTTGTTTTAAACAAATCTCCAAAAGGAGAAAATGTATCCGCGTGCCTTTCAAAAAGAGTTGAATA